CTAGCCTGCCTGCGCCTGGCTAGCTCTTGAGCCGCGGCCTTCAACGTCTCGCGCGTCGGCCTCGGCGCGATGATGGTCGGGCCACGGTCACCGTGATTGAAGGCGCGCGAGACCGCGTCGACAAAATCGTCCTTGGCCCGGTCGAACGGATCCGGGAAGGGGTTCAGATGCGAGCGGATCAACTCGCCGACCGTCCCCGGCGCTATCCCGCCGTCGCGGTACGGCTCGTCCATCCAGTTGCCCACGAGGATGTAGCAGCGTCCCTCGCGGAGCGCCTTCGAGAGCGGCGTCGCGTTGCCGATCTTCTGGCCTTTCTTCGTCCCCGCCGGCACCAGATCGACCGGCCCGCACCTCGACGACCTGCGAAAGTTCGCCTCCATGGTCGCCGCCGCCATCTTTCCCGCAGCAGGATCGATGTAGCCCGCCTGGGCGACGGCGCGGCCGTCGGTGGTCGCCACCCTGCACTGATGCGCGAGGACTCCGTCGGGATCCTCCCGGCAGAAGCTCGCCCCACACAGGTAGACGTTGCCGAGGGTGTCCCAGCGCAGCAGGGCGCTCGCGGTGAAGTCTGGGTTGTTGGCCTGGGTCGCCTTGGTGTAGGCGACGTCCCAGCCACGGGTCGACCTGACCAGTGGTGCGAGCGGTTCGGCGATCAGCTTCCATCGAGACCACGAGACCATGCCGGTCAGGTCGGGCGTCGCATTCCAGTCGGCGTCGAGGTTCTTGGCGCGCTCGTCCGGGCGCATCTGCGCGAACTTCGACCGATAGCGAGGATCGAGCGCCTCGAGGATCGCGTTGTCCTCGAGCTTGCTGGTGATGACGGAGTAGGACATGGCCATCTCTGGCTCACCCTCGGCGAGCTCGGCGACCTCCTCGGGTGTCGCCCCGAACACGCGGCGGCCCGTGCTCGTGTGGGCCATCGTGTAGCGGACGACGCCCGACTTGCGGGGGTCGAGCGGGGCTGAGCCATTGGGGAGCGGGCTCCCGTCGTCGAGGGTCAGGACGTACCAATCGACCCACTGGCGCAGGGGATGGAAGGGGTTGGGATTGGTGGAGACCGACAACGTCGGCTGGATCCCCGACACCGACCGCATGCGCTGGAGGAGCCAGAGGATCGTCTCCATCTCGCATTCGTCGGCCTCCTCGACGGCGACCCAGGTGAAGCCTGGCCCCTTCTTGCGGGTGACGCTGCCTTCCTTGAGGTGGCGAAAGCTGAGCTTGGCCCCGGTCGCCGGCCAGGTCGCGTCCATCGAGGCGCCCTCTCGCATGACCACCCCCGACCCCGGCAAGCCGTAGCCGAACACGGTCTTGGCCGTGTCCCACAGGCCACCGCCGATCGTGATGTCTGCCGAGTTGCGCCGGCAGATCAGGCCGTTCGCTCCCTCGACTCCAGCGCCCCGGATCAGCCAGTCGAGCAGCTGCGCGTAGGTCTTGCCCGTCCCCATGGCCCCGGCAAAGATCCTGAACTCGGCGGGGTTCGTGACAAAGTCGGTCTGCGGCCCGGGTTGGGGCTCGCGGTGGATCCGAGCACAGGCCGAGCACTCGCCGCTGATCAGCTCGACCTGGCCACCGCAGTCGTAGCAGGGGTAAACGCTGACGAGCGGCTCGCTCATGGTAGACTCTCATCATGGCTGCATCCGCACTCTCGGTTGTTCACGACGCCCGACGCGTCTGGCTCCTCTACGATGGCGACGAGTTCATCGAGCTTCAATGGAGGGTCGAGCGCGCCCTGGAGAGGGCCGAAGCCCTCGGAGCGAAACACATCACCACTGGCCTCTATGACGGGAACTTGGCGGGGCAGATCGAACATGAGCGCCCGGTCGACAGGAACTGAGTCGCTCACACCGCGACCTCGGCGGCCGGTCTCCGCCGCGCTCACGGCTCGCCCCCCGAGGTCGTTCCGAAGGCCCGGACTTACCTCGCCCCAAGCGCTTATCTGCTCGACCATGTCCCGCAGCGGACCGGCCAGCGCAGCCCCAATCGCGCGCTGCTGACCGCGGACTCGGTTGCGGAGCCGGATGACCTGCCGAGCGTGCGCGGCCGCGAAGAGAGGGTCCGGCGTTTCGCGGGCGTCGAGGCACTCACGGGCCAGATCGAGCGCATCAGCTGAGCTGCTGTCGAGCGGGGAGCCAGAGCGCACGCCGAACCAGGCATTGACCCAGGCCCCGCGGGTCCCATCGTCGCCGACCCTCAGCAACTCTAGATACCGAGGTCGTGGCCAGGCGCGCTCCCCCGGCTCGGGCCGGTAGCCTCGGGTGTGTAGGGTGCTCACGGGTTGACCTCCCCGATGATGACAACGCGGGTCACGACGTTGTTCCCCTTCCCCCGCAGCCCGAACATGGCGACCAGACGCCGCCCATCTCCACAACGAACAGGCCGTTGGACGCACGCACGCAACCCCAACGGCATCGGTCCGGGTCGGCGAAGAGCTCGGCCGGCTGCACGTTCAGCCCGTTGCACAGGGCCGCCAGCCGGGTCCAGGTCATCTCGCCGCCTCGGAGCTGGCGCCGGATCCATTTCAACGAGCCGCGGCGGTCGAGGTCGGGCCGGCAAGCCTCGGCGACCTCCGCGAGAGCTCGGATGCGCTCGTCGGGGGCGCCTCGGGGAGGGGAGTCGACGAGCGCGTCGAGGACTGGCCGAGGCAGGTCGGCAAGATCGGCGACCAGCCGGCGCAGGTTCTCGGCCAGGCGTTGGTCGAGCTCGAGGGGGGTGAGAGGCGCGCTCACGCCGCGCCTCGAGCGCTGTCGATCACGGCGACGCGGTGGGCGACGCGGGCCCCGCGAGGGGTGAGCCCGGGCGCCCCGTAGGCGTCGCGCTCGACGAGGCCAGCGAGGACCAGGGACCGCACGGCCGAGCGCCTGGGGAGGCGGTCGCTGGCGAGGCGGGTCAGCGCCGCGCGCTCGGGCTCAAGCAAGTCGGCGATGATGTAGGCGTCCAGCTTGTCGAGTTCGGCCGAACGAGCGGCGTCCTCCACAATCTCGTTCATGGCGTGAAACGCGTGCTTCATGTCCTGCGTTGGCAGCGATACATCGTGCCCGGCGGCCGCGGCTTCGCGGCGAGCGGCGGTGAATTTGGCGATGGCATGGATGGGGTCGTGTGCGGTGGTCATGGTCGTGTCTCCGGGTTAGGCGATGAAGCCCCGAGCGATCATCCTGGCGACAGAGTGAGCGGCGCCCAGTCGGCTGGCCCATCCCTCGGCGATGCACTTCCCGTTGTCTTCACGGTAGACATTCCAGTTTGGGTAGACCGGGGCAAAGGTGCGGATGCTCCCAGGGTTCTTGCATGGGACGTTGACGAAGCGGACGCGAACACCTCCGATGGTCCCAAGGTACTCGCCGTTGGAGGCCTTTTTGCGGTCGTTGACCAGGTCGGTGTAGGCGGCGTTGTGTGCGGGGAGCGTCGTCATGGCAAAGTCATAATGCGCCACGCCTTGGCACAGGTCAAGGAAAAAGCGCCACCGCTATGCACTTTCTCCGGCGACCACTAGGCGCGCGCTATCCGCGGAAATCGTCAGCCGCGCAGCGCCGACCACCACATCTATGGGCAGCCCGACGCGCTCGGTCACCTCGGCGCCTTCATGCACTACCCAGGCGAGCAGCGGGCCAGCTGCGTGGCCGAGCCGCCCCATGTCGGGTGACAGATAGCGCAGCAGCGCGAGCTCCCCGCGAGCAGAGCGGTTGACCCTCAAAACCTCGACGCCTGCCACGACGACCGCATGATCGCCTGGCCCCTCGCCGAGCTCTAGCCGGGTCACGACATCACCTCGGCGTCGATCGCACCATCGGGCCCGGCTGCCATCGGGACCCGCACGACGATCGGCCGCGCGTCCCCGGCGACGCTCTCCCGCTCGAGGCGCTTGGCCTCGGCCCTGATCTGGATCAGCTCCTGGGCGAAGGCGAGCTCGGCGAGGATATGGAGCGCTTTCGCGCAGCCCCGGGACTCGGGGTCGTTCGCGTGCATCTCGAGCGTGTCGAGCAGCCGCTCACGGTCGACCTGGCGGACGAACGCCAACCCTTGCTCTGGTGACCCCTGAACGACGTCAACCCTTGCAGGGGTGCCCGCGACCCTCGCAGGGGTGCCCGGCAGCACCCGCGGTGCGTGATGCGCGATCGTCTCGTAGCGGCGTCGGGCCGCGTCCACCTCGAGCTTGAGGTCCGGGTGTGTGCGCAGGTAGGCGCCGATCGACTGTCGGGATATCCCCATGTGCTGCGCAGCGGCCTGCACGCCCCCGTAGGTTTCCACGGCTGTGACAAGCTTTACACGCTGCGCAGGACTGTCTAGGAGGGCCATAACGGCCATAACGGTAGTTTACCACGGCGAGGTTTACATCGCGCGCGAGGATGTGGAAACCCGTGGAAACCTAACGAGCAGCTTCGTGTCGACGTCCATGCCCCACAGTACCGACTAGAGGTCTCGGGCGTCACTGGGCCGCGGCATGGGGCTCGGGCACACCCTCGGGGCGGACGCTCACGAATTCGCCGGGCAGTACTCGGGCCCACATTCATACCAGCACGCCTCGCCGTTGCACGTGAGTTCGTCGGCGCAGCATGTGGCGAACGTGTCGTTAGGGCACGACCCGTCTTTGTTCGGCTCAACGCAGCCGCCCGGGTTCTTGCAGCAGAAGATCTGCGCGGCGGGGTCGGCGGCGTATCCGAGATGGGCTCCCGGTGAACGCATCTCTGCCTGGTCGACGGAGCGCAGTGTGTCGTCTTCATCGCACGAAGCGAGAAGAACGATGATGGTGATTGATGTGAGAAGTGTTCGCATACCCTGCAAGCCCGCCCGCTCATCCAGTGGACGCGGTTACGGGCGGTATTTCGGGCTGATCGACTACGTCAAACGGCTCACCCTAGTTTGCCAAATAGGTCGTAGAACCGTAGTTTGTCTTCGATGAATTGCGCGGTGTACTGTGCCGCCCGTGCCCTCTCACGCGCCGAAGCGACCCCTCCCTCGGGGCCGGTGCGTGTGCGCTCTGTGTTGTCGACATTTGTTTGATTCCTGGCATGGATCCGACGCTGATCGGCCGCGAATGTCTCCATATGCTGGGCAAACCTGAGCGCGTCGGCGAGCGGTTTGCACCCGCTCGCCGCCACGGCGTAGCTCACTCCGGCGCTCTTGAATAGGGCCTGGAGTGGAGTCAGTTGCGACGGCGGCGGGTATGCTCCGTCGGGCACCGCTCCGTCGGGCACCGCTCGGTCTGCCTCGGCTCGGTCTGCATAGACCACGAGCACGCGCCCATCGGCGAGAACGATCTCGGGGGTCGAGTGCGCGCAGGATGCGACGGTAAATGGATCTTCGCCGTGGGCCGGGTGATTTAGCCTGCGCACGATCTCGGCCACGGGCGCATCAATGGGAGAGTCGCGCCGGAAGGCTTCGCCGGTGTGTGAGAGGTGGGCAGGGATTACGACTGAGACTTGTTCTGTGTCCATGGTGTTACCGTGTCTGCTGGTCATGCGACGATCACCTCGCCGGTCGCGTTGATGGCGTGAGCGCCGTCACCCTCGCGGTAGAGCAGCGCGCGACCACCGTTGCACTCCCCACACTCGACAGTCTCGCGCGTCCACGCGGCGTCGAGGTGGGCGTAGATGTCCGGGAGGTGGCGACCGATGGCGGTGCCCTTGTGCGGGGAGACGTTGCCGGGGTTGCACCTCGGGCAAGACCGGGCGACCCCGACAACAAGACTTGGCTCGAGCCACCCGCCGGAACACGTCACGGCAACACCGTTGTACTCGCCTGGGCCCGGGCACTCGCCAGCCAGCCACGCGAGCAGCCACCGAGCGACAGCGGGGCACTCGGCGAGCGAGCGCGGGACATCTTTGCATGCGAGCATTTCGGCAACTCCCATGTCGTCGCTTGGATCGTGGCTTGTATACCCGCGGGTGTCGGCAAGCCACGCAGACACGCTGGTGTCGTCAACTCCAACCGCGGACATCTCGCTGGCCCAATCCCGATGAATCGCAACGCAGTGCTCGGTGAAACCACCGTCAGACTCCCACCTGTCTGCCAACACGGGTAGGTGTTCGCGCCACCCCTCGGCGAGCGCTCGCAGGGTTTCGCGGGCGCCCTCGTGGCCGGGCTCTGTCCAGGTGCACTCCCACTCGAACCGCCCGTCCCCTGGTGACTGTGTCTCGCGCACGCGCCTGCCCTCGGCCTCCCAGCGCGCGCGGTCTCGCTCGAATTGTTCCATGTGCCAGGTCTCAGACCCGTTGCCGGCCGTGCGGCGTTCAACCGGCGCCGCCAGGAGCACGGCCTCGGGCGCCGAGACGATGCGGCGGCCCGTGGGCTTGCCGTCGACGACGCAGGCGGGGCAGGGGCGACATGCCCAAGGCTCCTCCTCAAAGTCGCCAGCCGGGTCGCCGTCGAGTGGCTCCCAGTCTGAGGCGGCGCCCCACTTCACCTGATTCCGATGCCCCTCGCACTCCGGGCACGGCCCCACGTCCACCGGCCCGGCGTGGCGCACCAGGGTGGCGATGGCCAGGGTGGGGAGGTCGGCGGCGCCAAGGGCAACTGGCGCCTGCCCGACCCTGGCTCGCTCTACGAGATAGCGGCCTTCGCGGCCTCCTGTGACCACGATGGTCTCGCCGCGAGGAAACGGGTCCGCGCCAATTTTTCGATAGTCCCACCCCAGGAGGTCACACCACTGCCGGGCCCGTCGCACGTCGTCGCTCACCTCGGCAGCCTACCAGCTTCGGAGTTGGCGTGCCACGTTTTTCGTGGTACCGTCCCGGCATGACTGACCCCACCCCGACTCTACTCCAGCGGTTGCGCGTCAAGCTCGACAACTCCGCGGACTTGGCTTCCTGTCTCGGGCACGAGGAGGCCGAAGGAGCCCCTCGCGCCGAGGTCGTCTCCATCGCCGAGAACTCGCTAGCGCACATGGCAAGTATCGCGCGCGCGGCCCTTTGCGAGGCCGAGATCCTGCGCCAGGAGCTCGACGTCATCACGGGCGCGCCGATCGGCGAATTCCAGTCCAAGGCCGAGGAGGACCTGTGGGCCCGCATCGTTGGCGACCTCGCCGGTGAGAATGGGGCCGACTGCGCGGCGATGATTGCCGACCGGGCCGTTGTCCTCTACCGGGCCAGGCGTTCGAAGGTGGAGGGGTTTTGATGGCTGCGGGGTGGCCGTCATGAGCGCCACGATCCGACGAGCCCCGGCACGGTGGCGGCGCATCGATGAGCGCGTGGGCTATCGGCGTCAGTGGCACTGGGAACTTTGGCGAGGGCCCCGGCTCCTCGCATCTGTCCGTCAGTGCGCCGGCGGCTTCTATTGGACTGCGCACGTTGGTCCTGTGCGCAACAGCCTGCACGATGGCGGTGAGCCGATCGGGGATCTCGCCGACGCGAAGGCCGCTGCGAAGGCCTACGCGATGGAGCACGAGGTGTCGCCGTGACCGCGCCGCTGACGACCGAGGACGCGTGCGAACTCGCGCAATTCCGGGCGTCTGGCGGGGCGCTTCGTCGCGATGTTGAAGCTCGGCTGTTCGCGTGGGTGCGCGCCGAGCTGACGAATGCACCAGTCGACCGCGCCATCGGCCGCCGAGTGCAATATCTGTCACAGCGGCTTGGCCTGAAATACAGCGAGGCGGATGCTCTGCGCAAGGCGGCGGGGTGGCCGTCATGACCGCGCCCACGCTGACCCTGGAGACGGCCGCAAGCCTTCCGAAGTCGTCTGCGCTCGCGGTGGCCATTTGGTGCGCCGTGAATGAATACGCCCGCACGTGCGGCGGCGACCCCGACAAGGGTGGGTATGGCGCGACAGCGCGACAGCGCGCGGTTACAGCGGTGGTCCAGGCTATCGACGCGTTTGCGCTCGACTCGGCCCGGGCCTACCGGGTCGAGGACGCCAGCGAGGGCGTCAGCGGCGTGCAGGGCAGCGAGGCAATGAATCGGCTTGTTGGCGACAAGCCGGCGGCGGGCGGGGCCCCGACTGGGCCGGGGTGGACGCTTCACAAGCTCTACAGCGTGGCCAGGACGCGCGCGAAGAGCCAGGACGAGCGCTACGGACAAGCCCTATTCAACACACTGGTGCAGATCAGGCCGGACATTGCTGAGCGGCTGCGCGGCTCGCCAGATGACCCGTTCTACGCGAACGGTGGGGACGAGCGAGCAGAGCGCGCCATCGCCGTCATCGAGGCGATGTGGGGCTGCCCCTGCCTACAGGGGAGCGCGCCCCCGCGGTGCATCGATGGAAGCGAGGTCGCCGAGGGCCTGTACCGATGGACCGGCGAGGGATGGACGTGGGACCTACAGGGGAGCGGCCAGGAGTGCGAGGTGTGCGGGACGTTCCTGACACCAGGCCAGGTGCTCGATGGATGGACCGTGCACCCGAGCTGTGAGGGCAGCCCCCCGGCCGAGGAACCCGCGGCCGAGTACCATGCACAGGGACACATGCATACCCGCTACGTGTGCACACGGTGGCCCAAGGGTGGCGAGCGGTGCGGGTGGTCGGGCTGGGTCGTTCGTAGCGAATCGCCGAAAACAGAGCGCGCCGACGAAAAGCGAGCGGACACCGGAAAAGCGAGCGGGGCCCCTACTGGGCCGGGGTGGCGGGAGGCGGCCGAGGTCATCGGCCGTCGACTGGAGCGGCTCATGGACGACGCCGTTGGAGGGCGAGACGAGTTCACGCGGGAACGCGTCGCGGACATCGTGGAGATTGTCCTGACAGCCACACAGGGGGGCTGCCCCTGCCTACAGGGGAGCGCGTCCGCTAGCGACTGCAAGTCATGCGAGGATGGCGACCGCGATATCGGACTGCTCGAAGCCGTGGCGCGCGAAGAGTACGGGTTTGATGAGCTGACTCTCGCGGCCATCACAGAGATGTCAGAGGCCCAGGGCAAACTCGACGCGCTCACCCGGGCGGTCGAGCACGCGCTCGGCCAGCTTCATGCGGCGAAGCCCGCTCCCGGGTTGACCCTCGCTCGGCTCCGCGCTGCTCTCAACGATGCCAAGGGGGACGTATGAGCGACGGAGCACGGCGCCTGGTCGCCGACCTCGCGGGGGGCGCTCGCACCGAGCGGGCAGCGGCCGTGAGCGTCCCTTGGTGGCGGCCGCTGCGGCGGTGGTGGCTGCGCCGGCGAGCTCGTAGCTCCGCACGGGCGCTCGCGGCCCTCGGGGTTGGTCCCGAGCGCGAGGAGACGCGACGATGACTCTCCGCGACCGCGTCCGCGAGCTCGCCCACGCCCAAGGCCTGACTCTCCGCGACCTGGCGGCGATTGCCTTCGACGACGCGCCGACGGAGCGAGCGGCCGAGCGCCGCCTCGACCGCCTGCTCGCGTCGGGTCGAGGGGCGCGCCTCTCTCACCTCGAGATCATCGCCGACAGCCTCGAGGTCGCCGTCGCCGAGCTGCTCGAGGGGGTCGACTAACGACGGAGCCCGACCAGTGGCCGGGCTCCGAAGGCCGCTGTTCGAGGGCGGCGAGGCTGTCGAGATGACCCCGTGAGCCTACGCGTACAGCGCTCCGCGGTCAACCTCGATAAATCGTCCATGGCGCTTGACCCCATGGGTCTGCCCGTGTACCATGTGTTGGCGGGCATGTTCGAGCCCGCGAGGAGAACCGAGATGACTGCCGAGATGACCCTTGACCCCGAGATCGTCGCCATGTGCGAGGAGATCCCGATGATTCAGACCACGGCCCTGCTCATGGGCCAGCACTTCGCCGATGCGCTGGCCGCCTTCGTGGCGGCCCTGCGCGGCCGACGGGTGCACACGGGCTACATGCCCCGGCCCCAGCGTGACTCCGTCGCTCACGGTCTCTATGACCTGGGCATCCGCAAGCCCCCGGCCCGCGAGACCGCGGCTGACCGTGCGCGGGTCGAGGCGCAGAAGTGGGGGCTGGCATCATGAGCAGCGCGAACGACCGGCTTCGCGCTGTTCAGGAGATGAGCCGCGTCCCTGGCTGGCGGAACAAGACCGCGGGCCAGGGCGGATTTTCGTCTAAGCTCGTGCGGGAGTTCCCCGACGAGGACTGCACGAAGGACATCACCGTGTCGACCGACAAGCGCGCCGGGGCCTACTTTGTGCTTCACCAGCGCAACGGAGACGACCACGGCATGATCGGCGTCGACGTCGAGGCGGTCATCGAGGCGCTGCGACTTGCCGGTCAACTGCCGGTTGATGGGGGTGCGCGATGACCATGAAGGCCACAGCATCAGACGTCGCCGCCGCTCTCGTGGACCAGGCTATCGAGGCCGCCCGGGAAGCGAACGAGTGCTACCTCCGAGACCCCGCCGCCGCGCTGCGCTTCGCTATCGGGTTCACGAGCCGCGAGCGAGGTTGGTCCGGCGAGGGCTGGCCCAAGGTCATCGCCGCCGCGCGCGAGGGTGACCCCGTCAAGCTGACGCGCGCATGCGAGCGCTGGAATAAAGACCACGCGCCTGGCGACACCGTTCGTTTCTGGCGAGGGGTGCGCGAGGGGATTGGGGACATCGGCACTACATCAAGCGCCGCGGTGGTCCTAGGCGGACACACCGCCGGGGTCTACGTCGCGGGCGAGGGGTTCATCGCCCTGAGCCATGTGGAGGCCGTGTCGTGATCATCGGCCTCCACCCCACCCGCACGCTCACCCTGCGCGACGCCCCCGCCCGGGGGCTGACCCTCGATGAGCAGCTCGCCCACATCCTGCGCGACCTCGACGACGAGGTCACCGTCGCACACCAAGAGGTCGCGCGCGCCGTCCTGGCGTCTCTCGAGCGCACTGACGCGGTCTGCCGCGATCTCGAGGCCCGCGACGACGAGGTCGACCTCCCGATCGAGTTCTCGGCCTTCGTGCTGATCCTGGCCTCGAGCATGTTCCGGTCGATGCTGGACATGTTCTCGCCCGAAGGGGAGGTGATGCGATGAGCGGGAAGATGGATCACTGGGAGATCGAGGCGACCGACTTGCGCCTGCGCCTCGACGACGCTCTCGCGTCGCTCGCCAGCATGACGGAGGTTGCCAACGCGGCCCAGGCCGCAGAGTTGCGCCTGACCGCGTTCGCGGAAGCTCAAGTCAAGCGGGCCAACGACGCGGAGGCCGAGACACTGCGGCTGCGTTCGGAGCTGCGCGGTGCCGCGCTTGCCTCCATGATGGGGGCCGGCGCTCTCGTGCAAAATCTCGCGCCCGACCTCGCCGAGGCTTGGCGCAGGAGCGACGTCGAGTCCGAGCCGCTTCGAACCATCGTGTCGATGCTGCTCGAAGCCGACGGGCGACAGGAATTGCGCGAGGGTGAGTCTTTGACTGCTCTCGCTGCCCATGTGCTCCGACGGCGGGGCGAGGCTGAGGCCGAGGCTGAGGCCGAGGCCAAGCGCTGGCGCGCGCGGTGCCCCGTCACCGCCGAGGACGTGCGCGAGGCGGGCATCACATGGGAGAAATTCGACGCATGGGTCGAGCCTCGTGGGTTCGCACCCGCCCGCCGGCCGAACCCATGGGACACGCCGAAGCTCGCGATCGTCGGGCGCTCGGACATCGGCTGGGTTCGTGGTGACACGTTCTACGGTGAGCCGGCGGCCTGGCCAGAGAACCGACGCGCCTACGGCCTGCCGGGCGAAGTCGCGGCCTTCATCATGTTTGTGTCCAAGACAGACGGTCGCCCGGCCCACGACATCCTCGCCGAGATGGCCGCGGAGGTGTCGCCATGAAGCGCCACAAACCCCTCAAGCGCGGTCGCCGAGTCAAGCCCGCCAACGGTGCCCGCAAGGCCAATGCCTTCGCCCGCAACTACGGGCCCGAGGCGGACGCCCTGCGCTCGCTGCCCTGCGTCGTGGCCAGCTACGGGAATGGCCGGCACCGGTGCTCTCCGGGGCCCATCGAGGTAGCGCACGTCGTCGCTCGCGGGATGGGCGGGGCCAAGGGTGGCCGCTTCGACATCGTCCCGCTGTGCTCGAAAGCTCATGCCAACGCAAGCGAGGAGGGGACCACGAGGCGGCAGGTGTTCGAGTTGGCGTTTGACGTCGACCTGCGCGCCGAGGCCGACCGGCTCGCCCTCGAGCATGAGCGGCCCCTGGGCCTGCGCGGGGTCGGGGACCGGTGGGCTATCGTCGTCGGCAATCTGCGCGGCGAGGCCATCATCTCTCCCTACGAGCTCGACGCGCTCGGGAGTTGGGTCGGCCGGGAGTTGGCGAGGGAGGTCGAGCGGCGGCGAGTGTGCAGCGACGAGCTTGATGCGGTCCTCGGATGGACCAGCGAACAGGCATCGGCTGAGTTCATTTTCGACCGCGAGGCCCTCGCCCATCACATCGCTCACCTGCTCGGGGGCGCCTTCGAGACCGGAACACAGGGTGAGCACGTCATGGCCTGGAGTCTGTGCGAGTGGGCGACAGAGGGGCGGTGGGTGTCGTGAGCGGCGTCTACCCCAACGAGGACTTCAGCGTCGGTCACCTGGGGGAGACTCCGACCGAGGCGGTTGCGCGACTTGGCTGGCCCGTCCAGCGAACACGGGGCCCCAGCGACGAGGTTGTCGCCCGGGGGCGGGCTGGCTGGTACCGCGTCAGGCCAACTCCGACGGGACCCCGCGCCACGCCGCTGGTCGGGGGTACACCATGAGCGCCTCCAATCGCGACGATGGGCTGCTCGAGGCGGGGCTCGCGGAGGTCGACGAACTGCCCCGGCCCTCGCGACGGAGTCTCACGCTTGACGCGATCGTGGCGTGCTGCCGCCTTGCGGTAGTCCGGGCTCGTACCGATAATGTGATCGAGCGACGCGCTCAGACCTTTCGCGACATCGTGCGCGGCATGGAGCCCGCGACCGCGGTCACCATGAGCATCGACGGCTGGGCCCGGCTTGGCGCCGTTCAGGGGGCGATCGATCGATGGACGCAGGCGACGATCCCAGCGAGGCCGAGCGACGCGCCGAGCGCTGATCACATGGCTGCGTTCACCGCCGCCTACGGCCTGAGTTGGCAGATTACACACCACGCTATCGAGGGGGTTCGTTGTGGGTGAGATTGCAAAGCCAGTTTTGCACGAGGACATCGTCTACTCGCTGGTCATCGACGGCGACCTGTCGAAGCTCAGCGAAGATCAAATCGTCGGCTACTACTACCATCGGTGCGAGCTGCTCGGAGTGGACCCCGGCGAGAAGCCATTCGACCTCATTCGGCTCAGCGGTAAGCTCGTTTTGTACCTGACCAAGTCGGGCGCCGCTGCGCTGACGCGGGTGAACCAGCTCAGCGTGGAGATCATCGACAAGGGCTGGGACGGCGAGATGTACATCGTCCAGGCCCGGGCCACGACCTCGAGCGGACGGTACGCCGATGACCTGGGCGTCGTGGACCTGGGCGACGAGCGCTCCCTTACGCGGCCCAATGCGATGATGAAAGCGGCCACGAAGGCCAAGCGCCGGGCCATCATCGCCGTGTGCGGGATCGGCTTGCTCGATGAGTCGGAGGTCGACGGCCTGCGCGGAGCCGAGCGCGTCTCGATCACGCAGCTCGAACAGCCTGAGAAGGACCCTCTGATGTCGAGGATCCCAGCGAGGGCGGCGAGGACGATGGCGCGCTGCGCCTCGATCGCCGCGGCCAAGTCTACGGACGACAAGCTCGTCACACCTCGATCTGTCTGGGAGGCGGCGTGCGCAAAGTGCAAGCTGCCTCCGCTGCCCGACGGCTCAATGCCCAAGATCGAGCAACTGCGCAAGTCGATCGCCTGGCCCATCTGCGACTTGATCAAGGTCTGGGCGGAGCGGACTGTGGGGAGCGACGAGCCGCGCGAGCGCGAGCCCGGCGAGGATCGGGACGTCGATGACGAGCCGCTCGACGTCGAATATGAAGAGGTCGACCCGACCGCGGAGAACGCACCATGAGCAAGACCAAGCCGGGACCGAACTTCGACCCCCGCCGCCCGCGGGCAACCTGGCAGCAACACCGCTTCATCGCGGCCTGCAAGGCGAAGGGCATCCACAGCCACAAAGACCTGCGCGATGCGATGTCGGTCTACCGCGGTCGTCGAGGCGAGTCGCCGCCGCTGCTGGGCACTGCCCAGAAATGGTGGTCCGGCGAGCAGCGCCCGACCATGGGAGCAGTGGGGAAAGAGCCGTCGCTGTTCGAGCTCGCGGACATGCTCGAGGTCTCGCTCGATTACCTGTGCTACCCGAACGGAGCAGAGCAGTGACTCAGCTCGCACTCGACATGCCGGTCACCCTTGCGCAGGCAACGGCCGAGAGCGGTGACGTTGTGTGGGTCGGGTCGCCATCGAGGCTCACGACGATGGTAAACGCGGTCGTCTCCCACATCCCGCTCGTAGCGAATCGACAGGGGACGTCGCGTGAGCACTGGCGTAGGCCAGCGGCCTATGTCTATGCCCGCCCGTTCAACTTGACGCCAGATGACAGGGCGCTCGTATTGCGCATGAGCGCCGGGCTCATGCGACGGCGAGCGAGGTTGTCCTGCGCAAACGGTGACTGGCTCAGGCTCAATGGCGAGAAGATCGGGTCCTCGTGGGACTCGTTCCGCGATCAGGTCCGGGCCTGCCCGCTGGCTGGATCAGACGACTGGACGTGGTGGCTGGACGTCGCGCGCCGGGCCACGAGCGAACAGCGGGCGGCTTTCAAGCGCACGCGGGCGAGCCTGAAGGCGGCTGGGGTAGCCCGCGGGACGCTCGAATACCTGGTCCTCCTGACCCAATGGCAGCCAGCGATCGGCGTCGCGCTCGCTTGGGTTCGGGCGGGCTTCGATCCGGGCAGTGATGAGTGGATCGTGCGCATGGACAAGGCCATGGCCGATGGCTCCGAGAGCGAGGTGCTTGGGGTGGACGAGGATTTCGCGCGGCTCACCAGGCGCCTGCGCGACGCCCCGCAGTCCCCGCTTGCGGTCGCCCTGCGAGATCACGTGAGGGTCTGTTCATGAGTGTGCTGCTCTGCTGGGCGCCCGATGGTCGCGGCAACATCTGCGGCGGCCGGCTTCGATGGCGCGCGACGGCGACGGGCTACACGTCCGTCTGCTCGAAATGCTCGAGGGAGTCGCAGGCCGCTACCGGTGAGGTCCGCGAGCTCGACGCGCTCGGTGCTGAAGTCCTCGACCGACTGCGCCGAGCCAAGGGCGAACCCCACTACGCGGCCTCACAACCTGGAGACGACTGGTGACCATGAGCACGACGACACCCGAGACGTTCGCGTGGTCCAGCGACGGCGAGCGCTATCACGATGAGTTCGGCTCGCGCGCCGAGGCCCTGGCTTTCGGCCGGGCGGAGACGGGGGGCGGCGAGACCATCTGGACTGGTCGCCGCGTCCCCGTCGTGCTGAGCCATCCCTTCGACGCCGGCGATCTCCAGGAGCGTATCCGGGACATGCTATACGACCAGATCGGCGAGGCCAGCGACGACTACGAGACCACCGCCGAGGCGGACACGGCCTGGACCGAACTTGTCGGTGCCTGGGTCGAGGCTCACGGCCTGGCCTCGGTGCAGGGGTTCTTCGGGGTCGTCGAGATTGAGGAGCACGAGCCATGAACTCACGCCTGTCCATCGGGGCCCGGGCTTTGATCTGGGAGATCATGAACGGCCACCATAGCGGTGCCTATCGGGCGAGGGGCACGGCCGCCGAGACTGAGGCCATCGCCGCTGGCGCGGTGGTTGCGTGCGAGGTCGACGGCCGTCTCTGTCTTTGGGCAACCCAGGAATTCGCAGACCTCGCGTGGGGACCGCGGCCGGACCGCTGCACTGCTCGACCTCCGCGATCTTGCTCGCGACCAGACGGCCAGCCGCTGCGCCACTGGGCGCCGGGGGGCTGGTGGACCAACACGGGGACGAGTTGTGAGGTGCGGATATGACCGACGCCGCCCCGCCATCGTGGGTCAAGCGCGCCCCGGGCCTCAGCGCCGCCCACAAGTTCATGCTGGGCGTGCTGTGGGGTTACGGCCCCTACGCCGGTCGCGACGAGCTGTGGATGGACGTCGATGGCGACCGCCAGCCCCGACAGCCGGTCCTGTGCTGGGAGAGCTGCGCCGAGCTCGCCAAGCTGACCGACCAGCCAGAGGCGACGGTGCGCAACCAGCTGCGCAAGCTCGCCGCCGACGGCTGGATCCTCCGCGGTCCGGGCTCGATGCGCACCCTGGCCTGGCGCGAGCCTCGCAGGTTCGCGTATGGCGCACTGGCCAACGATGGCAGGTCGTCTGTCACCGATGGCCAGGTTCCGACCACGGGTGACCCTGGCCACGAGAGGCCACCAGACCGTCATTCGTGGACAGGGGGGGACCATGAATGCACACCCAGGGTGGCCACTGGTGGTCCCCAAACACTCCAAGAACACTCCAATTCAACTTCCAGGAACACTCCACCCGGGCCGCGCGCGCGCGACCCCGAGGACGCCCATGAGCGAAGCACGCACCCCACCGAACGTGGACCCCAAGCACCTCGACGCCGACGGCCCGCCGCACCCGGACAGGGCGACCGAGATCAAGATCCTGCGCTGGGCGCTGGGCTATGGCCCGACCGAGCGCGATCCCTGGACCAAGACGTCGCCGACCCCCTGGGCCCCAGCGGCCCCGACGAGTGCAGCGAGCGGCGACGTCCAGGCCAACTGCAGCACGGCAAACATCAGAATTCGGACCGTGACGGCGGATTTGAGGCCGAGGGGATAGGCGACGGGCGGCCAACTGCAGATACCCCAAGCGGCCTCGATAGCGGGGCGAGGAGCGAGAGCCATGAGCGAGACACCGACCATCGACACGATACGAGCGAAGACCAGCAAGGCCCTCGTGGCCGAGGCGAGGCGGGATCCGACGGCCACGGGGTACAGGTTTCGCATGCTGGACCGGCTGGACAGCAAGCTGTTTGCGGCGAAGATGGACCTGCTCGAAACTTACCCCCACCCCCCGAAGCCGTGGGAGCCCAGCCGCTGGAAAATGTCGCCCCTGCTCGCGAGCAGCGCGAAGCCCAGGCCACGGTAGCTCACCGACGGCGAGGCCGACGCGATGACCCGGGTGATGGGCGGGGGGCTGTAGCCGACGCACCCGCCCCGCTCCGCCTGATCCCCGCCGAGGCCGACGGCGACGCGGTGACCGAGCTGTGGGCCCTGCACGAGCGGCTGCGCATGGACGCCCTGGCCCACCACGGCAAGCCCAGGACCAAGCTCGCCAAGCCCGGCTCGAAGGCCGCCCGGGCCCTCGAGCACAGGATCCGCGAGCGCTTTGACGAGTACGGGCTCGAACGGTGTCGCGCCGTGCTGCACGCCAGGGCCGAGGAGTGGCGGCGGCAGCTCTCGCAGCTGGGCCGGGCGCCCGTGCAGACTTGGTCAGACCGCGGCTTCGAGTACGTGCTTGCCCGCCTCGACGCGGCGCCGGTCAGGTCGCGGCCGTCGGCCGGGCTCACGGCTGCGCCAGCCACCCTGCCGCTGGTACCCCGGGAGCTCAGCTCCGAGGAGATGGGGGGTGTGCTGTGAGTACCCTGCACACCCGCGGCTATCGGCCTGCCCAGGCGCATGAGCGGTCATGGGGGCGCGACACTCGTGCTCTCTGGTACCGACGCTGGCGTCACATGCGAGAGGACGTCGGCCCAGGGGGGCCCCTGCGCGAGGCCGACACGTCCACATTCAAGTGGCCGTTCTCGCTCATTGCCGAGATGATTCGGGGGCGACGATGACCCCCGAGATCACCCCCCGTCTGGTCGCCGAGGCGATCGCCGCGCTCGCGGACGAGCAGGTCCGCGAGAGCTGGGCTTACCTCGACACCTGGGATCGTCTCGCTCGCGCCGGTGTCCCCGTCGCCGACGTCCGCCGAGGGCTGGACACCGAGCCCGTGCAGACCGAGGCGATGGGGTACGTCGCTCGCTGGGCCGGCGAGGGTGGCAGGGGCCTGCTCGTCATCTGCGGCGAGGCCAAGGGTACCGGCAAGACCTACGCGGCTACGCGCTTCGTGGCGCGGGAGGTTCGCGGGGGCCGGCGAGTCGCGTGGGTGCCAGCGGCCCGGCTGTCGACGATGTCGCTGCGCGAGCGGGACGAGTACCTCAACCGGGCCACCGCCGCGCAAACCATGGTGGTCGACGACGTCGGCGCAGGCGTCACCGGCTACCGACCGATCTCCGATGACGACCGCGGCAAAGGTGAGCACCTGCGGGGGATCTTCGAGGGCGTGATCATGGACCGACTCGGTCGGGGTGGGACGACGCTCGTGGTCTCGAACGCGAGCTTGCTCGAGATGAGTCACTGGCTCGGCGACCGCCTGCTCGATCGTCTCAAACAGGCTGGCGACGTCGTCGAGGTGCGAGACAGGACGAGCAGGCGCATGCGCGATCCCGACGACGTGGACCGGGCGACGGGCCAAGGGGCGGCGTACAGGAAGCACCGCAAGATCGTCTCGGTCATCGGCTACGACGCTGGCGATCGGCGGGTCGGGGATGCCCTCATCGCCAGGACGCAGCGCGCGGGCTACGAGGTCGACGCGGAGGACTACGACTCGAAGGACTATGACGAGGAACTCGCCCGGACGCGCAAGGGCTTCGAAGTGTGCAAGGCGGCGCGACTGTTGCTCGGTCTCGACCAAGGGTCGGTGCAAGCGAAGGCGCGCGAGCTCGCCGAGGCCGAGGCTCGGACGGTCGCGGCGGTCGCGGAAGAGTTCGACCTCGATCTTGGGGCCGAGGGCCTGACACTCGAGGTCGGCCTCGCGCTGGTGGCCCGCCGCATGGCTAGCCGCTGGCGCGAGCGGCTGCGCGAACAGGAAGAGAAGGCCGCAGCCAAGCCGGACTACCGACCGCTCATCTGCCGGGCCGTCTCCGAGGGACACGCCTGGGTCGAGGGCGCCCTCGTCCTGACCCGCCCACTGGGCGAAGAAGGGGAACCCGTCGTCCCGTCCCGCCTGACCGCCGAGGAGGTCGAGGCCGCGCGCGAGCTCGCCGAGGCTCGCGGGTGCCGCGTCCGGGAGACAAGCCAAGGGTGGGACTTTCTCATCCCACGACAGGGGGCAGCATGATCGCGATCACCGTGAAGCTGGAGTCGGCCGAGGACGCCCGCAAACTCGAGAGCACCCTGGCCGCGTTGGGGTACGAATATACGCTGTCGGGCCTCGACGCCGCTGCGCAGGCAGACAGGACCGCGCGCATCCATGCGCTCGCCGGCTTCGAGCGCGAGGTCTTCGACCACTTCGCCAAGGGCCGAGACTTCGCCGGGACCGCCGCGGCTATGGCCGTGAGCCGGACGACTGTCGCCAGGTTCGCGGGCAACCTCGTGATTCGCTTGGGCCTGGGATCGGTGGATGAGGTCATAGCCGTTGCTCGGGGGGTCGCATGAGCGCGACCCCCTACGCCGATGAGTGGCGCCGCTACACTCGGGAGCGCCTGGACCGACTGGGCTTGCAGGTGACTGCGCTTCTGGTCCGAACAGGGCTGGAGTGGAAGGCGATCGATCGCGCCCTGCGGATGTTTGGCAGCCCGCTCGACTTCGAGGTCGCGAGCATCATCGATGAAGAGCTGCGCAAGGCCGACGCGCGCGCATCGGCGAGGCTTCTGCGCCGGACCGAGGTGGTCCCGGTCGCGGTCGACCTCGACCCGCTTACCAACTGTGATGTGCGCTTCACCAACGGGGTGAAGCCGTGATAGAACGAAAGCGGCCCCGCGCGAACGGGGCCAACACCAGCGCCCGCGAGGAGGGCACCGATGAGTGAGAACGATAGCAACGAAGAGACGGCGGCCGCAACCCCGATGGATATCCGGACGCACGAGCTGAAGACGCACCCCGGCCCGTTCGAGGAGGTCTGGCACGGATGGAAGACCGCGGAGCTGCGGCACGATGACCGCGAGTTCAGGCTCGGCGACTACCTGATGCTCTCCGAGTGGGACCCCGAGACTGAGGCTTACACTGGGCGAACTGTCCGGTGCCGGGTGACGTGTGTGACGCGCGGTTGGGGTCTTCCCAGTGACATGTGCATGCTCTCCCTTGGCCCGCGGACGGGCTACGAATCGGGCAATGTTGCCTTCGAGGAGAAGCGCGGGGGATGGCTGCCGTATGAGTGGCCCGACTTGCGAGAGCCTCGGGGGGCGTCATCATGAGCGACGAGACCCCGACCATCGAGCAGGACCTCGACACGCTCGCCGCGTTCTTCGGCGAGCCCGAAGGTCCCCCATGGCAACTCGGCAATGGCGACCCCTTCGACGCATACGCCCTCATGGCCCGGCTCCGCGCCGAGGTCGAGCGGCTCACCCGGGAGCGGGACGACGAGCGCCACATGAAGGGCGTCTACGACTCGGACCGTCGCGTCCAGTTTGAGCGCGCCGAGACAGCCGAGCGCGAGCGGGACGCGGCCAGGCGAGCGCTTATCCGGTCGTGCTTCGGCTCGGCCGAGTACGCGGACATTCGCAAGCCGGGGGACGCGGACGGCATCAGGGCGAGGAGTCATGAAGAGGCGGCCGAGTACTGGGGTTGGGACTACCTCTACCCCGACGACTGCCCTGAGTGCCCGGGCGAGGGTGGTCGGCACGCGATGTCGTGCTCTCGTGGCGGCAACAAGGGGCAGATCGTCGTGTCGGTCACAGATGCGCGAGGGGATGACGGGTGCCTGCACTGTGACGCGCCGGTGGTCGCGCCATCCGAGCAAGCCTGCGAGCACCCAAAGTGCAAGGACGGCTTTATCGAGACGTGGGCAGGGGAGGGGCCGCCAATTCGGACACGGTGCCCGAGGTGCGCGAGGGCTCGGGCGGGAGCCATCAGGTCATGACCGGCTTCGCTCTCACCCACCCCAGCACCGAGGCCAGCGCTCGGGCCCTCGAGGGTGACCACGCGGACCGCGAAGACGACCCGACCCCGCGCGGGGTAGTGCGGGCTGCCCTGGAGGCGGCCGCCGGTCGGATAGCCAACATCACGCACCCGACCGCACGCGATGGCTTCGGCCCCGTCCGGGTCCTCGACGTCTGCGCCGGTTACGGCTGCTGGGCGTCCGAGCTGCGCCGGCTCGCGGGACTCCAGGGGTGGCCGGTCCACATTACCGGGGTCGAGCTGTTCGCGCCACGGTATGCAGACCTCACTAAGTGGTGCGACCGCTCAATTATAGCAGATTGGCGCGTACCACTGACCAGCGACGAATTCGGGCCCTTCGACATTGCGATCGGCAACCCCCACTTTACCGCGCTCACCCACGAGGACCCAGAACAGTCCATGCCCGCGGTCCTGCTGCGCCATGCGCCCGCGGTCCTGCTACTGCACACGCAGCAGGCCTTCGCCCGCGGCGAGGCCGGGCGCGGGGTCTGGCGCGCTTACCCGCCCGCGGCCTCGTGGATCGTTCCGGGATCGGTGAAGTTTCGCACCGGGACCAACCCAAAGTGCCCGAAGTGCGCGCACGTGAACCCACTGGCGTTGGCCGTGGGCTCACTCCAGCAGCCAGTGACGCACTGCCTGGGCCGGGCAGGGCCGACGACCTACGACGGATATGAGCCCATATGCGGGGCCAAGCTCAAGACATGGGGCAGCGACAGCCGCTGCTACCAGGTCTCCCTCTGGCTGCGCGGCCACTCGGGACCCACGGCCCTGCACATGCTCCCGGAGCTCAGCGCGGACGAGCGGAGGTGGATCGTCGAGCCTGGGTCTGAGGAGCCCAGCGAGGACTACCCGCCCGCACCAGGATGGTCGCCATGAACATCGTCGCACTGATCAAGCGCGCTCTCGGGCCCACCCGCTCGAAGCTCCCACCGCCCGACCCGAGCTTCGCGCCCGGGCTCTACATCATCGGAAGCGCGGCCGTGATCCGGCAGCACGCCGAGATCCGCGCTGACCGGGGCGAGGCCAACTTTGCCGATGCCCTACTTTGCCAGGTCGCCGAGGCGCTCGAGCTTCGCCTCGACGGGGCGCGTCGGGACGACGGCGAAGTCGAGCTCCGCGCGGCCCTGCTCGAGGTAGCTCACGTCGTCAAGGCGTGGGTCGAGGCGATCGACCAACGGGAGCGGGAGGCGGGCCGATGAGCGCGACCCCGAAGCGAGCACCGGTCAGGCCCCGGCGGCTTCTCGCCGAACAGAGCACGGCCTCGCGGATTATCGCGGCGGAGCGCGGCGAGCTCGCGGACGGGCCCGAGCTCTTTCTCGACCTGCCAGAGCGCGAGGAGGTACGTCGATGAGCCGCCTTGGTTGGACGGACGAGCGCGACGCCCGACTGCGCAAGCTGTTCGGGCTGCGCATGAGGGATGAAGAGATCGCGGCGGACCTTGGCGTGACCACCCGGGCCGTAGCGAACAGGCGCTACCGCCGGGGTCTCGTCCGGCGCCGCCTTGCCACACAACTGCGGCAGCTCACCGATGAGAAGCTGATCGAGGAACTCGAACGCCGCGGGCTCGTGGTGACGGTCGAGCGGCTGCCCTCGGGAAACGTGCACCTGTGGTGATGTCCGAGCACGAGCCCGGTTCCTGGGCCGACCGCCATCCCGAGAGCTCGATCTCGAGGGCGCTCGCGTCGATCCCCGCGCGCCTGCGCTTCACGGTCGCACCCCAGCGGCCGAGGCCCAGCGCGGCGCCCGAGCAGCTCGCCCTACCATCGGCGCGCCCGAACCGCTAGACTCGGGCAATGCCCACGAAGCCCGACCCCGTCAACGACCTCCCTCCGCTCTGGGGAGGGGCGGGCAACTATTCGGCCGGGGTCTACCCGCCCACGCTTCCCTGGGGAGCTGCACACCCGCTGGCTGGCCAGCCATTACCCTGGGGCGGTCAGCCGAGGCTCAACTCGACCGACCTTGCGAACTTTGCTGACACCGGCCTGACCCCGCAGGTCCCGACCGTCGCGAGCCAGTTCAACGAATGGATGCGGCGCGTCGGGATCTGGGCGACCGACTGGGTCGCACTCGGGACCAACGCCCCCGACGCTGACGCCCACATCATGGAGACGACCGCGGCCGGTCTCTCGCGCGCGGTAGCCTACGAGGCGACTACCGGCTACCAAAACTCCGGCCCTGCCGCAGCTGTCCTGCTCATGGGGTTCAGCGTGCCCGCCGGCGAGACCTCGAGCTTTGGTGACAACACAACGGTTACTCTTGGCGCGAATGCCCTGATCGACGCTCCGACGACGTCCAACGTGAGGATCGGTACACTGCGACTCAAGGTCGGCGCGCCTGCCCCGACTGTCGATGGTGAGCTCGCTGCATCGACGGGCGGGACGCCTATTTTTCGGGCGAGCGGTCTCGGTCGCTATATATTCGGTGGGATCAATGGTCCGTGGCTTGGGATCGATGCCGACCAGGTTCCGGAGACAGCTCTTGCGGCGACAACGCTGCTCACGACGTCGACCAAAACCGACGTCAACGGGCTTGTTAGGGTGCGCGTGTCCGGCGAAATGCAGAGGTCTGCTGCCGGGTCATGCATCCTCTCTCTGCAAGAAGATCAGGGAACAGCGACCTGGACCGACATCGACAACGGAGGCGTGACCACCAAGACAATCACGACAGTTGGCACGGTCGACCCCAACGCGTGGACTGGGTTTCACATGGAGCGCACCTTTGGTGCGGGTGCGACTGATCGCTTTTTTCGGATGCGCATCACCGCGGGCGCGTCGACCGCAAAGATCCGCGATACTCACTTGACCGTCCGGCGGCTCGGGGCCTAGACCGCCCAGGCGCACACGCCTAGATCTGTGCAGACCGTGTCGCCGGGACAGGGCTCCGGGTCACAGGGGGGCAGATCGGCGGGGTAGCAGATCGACCAGTGTGTTCCGTCGGCGTCCACCCCTTCGCTGCATGAGCCCACCACGCAAGCCCCCAGCGGTCCGCACGGGCAGCCGGGATCGCCAGGCGGACACGGCCAGCACTCCTCGGCGAGAACGCACGTGAGCCCGTCTTCGCAGGTTCCCTGAGAACAGGGGCAACCCTCGCCCTCACACGGCTCAAGCACGTCCAGCTCGACGTCTTCGGTCGAGGCTTGCCCATCCATCGATTCGCCGTCGTCGGGAGCGCTAACCAGTGCAGGTCCACATCCCGCCATGACGGCCAGCGTGAGCACAAGCCACCGTATCACTTCGGCTCCCTGCATTGCGCGAGCTCGGACTCGAGGTTCTTGATCTTCTCGATCTCGGCCTCGCACGCCTGGCCGCCTGTCTCGCCGTCTGCGGGACCTGGGTCGCTGGAGTCGTCGGGAGCGCGGGGGCTGCCGCATGTCCCAGCGGACAGGAAAAGCACGAGCCCCAGGAGTGGAAATGTGGTCTTGGTCATTGAGCTTGCTCCGTCCCGTCGAGAAACGGGTGGGTGAGGGCGACTTGGGCCGCGATGGAAAGCAGAAGCACGACAGCACCGAGCACCAGCGCGATGAAGCCGAGGCGCTCGGCTTTGTGCCCTTCGAGGCGGGCGATCATGGTTTGGCTTGCAGTCGTCACTTTGTTTTTCGGCCCTTCTGCATCGTCTCGAGGATCAGGACCCGATCCGAGATCTGCGAGATCGCCGCGGCGTTGGCCTTGCGCTCGGCCTTGCACTCGTCGTCGTGCCGATCGATCTTGTCCTTGTTCACATCGTCCGCAGCCTTGTGCGCCCGAACAAGCGTCGCGGCTCCCCAGACCATCGCCACGATCCCCGCGATCCCGGTGAGCGGGATGACTATCTCGGTGATCGGGGTCATGGGCGGGGCGGTTCACTGAGTGTAAACCGTCATGTACCTGACGAGCAAAGTCAAGCGCCTAACCCGCGAGCTAACCGATAGAGATCGAGTAGCCCCACGGCGCGACCACAGACGCGTCCACCGCACCGTAGGCCGAGGACCAGCTCGAGGCCCACGCCTGGGGCGTCGTCCAGTCCCATCCGGGGAGCTCCGGCGGAGACAGCAGGATGCAGGCCCCGATCCCCGCCCCGGCGACCGAAACCTCCAGGAGCGACACGAGGAGGTCGAGCAGGTCCATCGAGATCGCGATGTTGACGATCCAGCAAAAGGCCCGGGGATAGTTCGGCGCGTAGGACACCGACCCCTCCCCCAGCAAGATTTTCGCGGGCCGCATGACCGCGTCGATCCCAGCGTCGCCGATCAGGGATGCACCTCGAGCGCGGATCGACTGCCGGTAGATCCCGTCTCCGAGACCGTTGCGCATGAGGCCAACAAGCGCGCCGATCTCATCGATCGTGACGCCAGTCGCCGTCGATAGCCAGCGGAGTTGATCGATCTGATACTGCTCCTCCGTCACCTGGTTGAGAATCGCCCCGATGATCTCGGCGAGGCCCGGCGTCTCGCCGTCGTCCTGCGAGAGCCAGCTCGGATCTTGTTGCCATTGCCAGTAGATCCGCTTGCGAACCGTCCCCGTGCCATCGAGGTCACCAACCGGGATCGGTCGCGGCTCGAGGTTTGGATCCCAACACAGCAAGACCTGCGCGTTGGCGGGCTGGAGGATCTGGGGAGTGGCGAACAGGCCGCCAGCGGGTTCGAGGTCGACAGTCATACAAACTGGATCGTCACCGCGATCCGCGACGCGTCGACGCGAATGATCTGGCGGTCATCTGCAAACTGGTCGACGTTGGTGAGGGTTGGAGGATCGCCGGGGTTGGCGGTCACGTCGCTGGTGATCGAGACCAGGGCCGCGGCGTTGTTGGTCGCAAGGTTGATCGGCGTCAGGGTCGTGGTGCGAAGCCAGTCCTTGCCGATCTTTAGGACCGCGCTCACGTCCGTGTAGGTGGTAGAACTAGATTGAATGACCCCAGCGTTGAAATAGGTGGAGATCGCCGTCTTGACGGCGGTCTCGATGTCGCCCGTTGGGAAGTTCTCCCCGGCCGTGATCGTGACACCGAGGTGAAGATAGAGCTCCTCGACGTCGGTAGCGAACACCTCGATGACTTCGCCGTCGATGGTCGTGCCCAGCCCGAAGCTGCGCAGGCCGTAGGGCTCGACGCCGGCCGGGATCTGGCGAGCGATCGCGTTGGCGATCGAGGTGTCGCTCGCCGGGTTCTGCTGGGTCTTCAGGATGATATTTTCGACAGAGCCGATCGGCCTTCCGAAGCTGTCGACAGGGCTAACCGTCCTGTTGCTGCGAACGAGGTTCTCCTCGATCCCGTTGATCTTGGCCACGCTGTCCTGCATGCCTCCGTCGGTGCGCGCGGAGTTGGCAAACAGCATCTGGAGGTGGCGGGCCTTGAGCGCGTCGTCGGATTCTCGAGATTGACCGATCTGCGCGTCCTGGTCATTGATCACGCCCTGCACGCCTGCAATCGGGTTGGCGAGCGTCCGCAAGGTTCCCGCGACCGCTGGCAATGGCCCGATCTCTAGCGCGGTGACGCTCACCCGTGTGGCCTCCGTCGTGTCGATCACGGTCCCGACCGCGCCGACATCGAAAACCGTGTGATTGCCAGGGCCCCCGACGATCTGGACGATGATCAGGGCGTTGCCATCGACATCCACGCCACCGAGCGACGCGGTCGCAAACCCGTCGAGGTTGATCTCGGCCGCGAGGCCCGAAGCGATGTCCTCGACGTCGTCGGAGACCAACGCCGTGTAGTCCGACGGGACCTCGGCGTTGACCTGCGCGAGGTACTGCACACCGTCCTGGGCTTCGAGGATTCGGACGATCCAGTAGTCCGAATTGTCATCGGCGCCGATCGCCCCCGCCGCGTCGGTGGCGAAGCGGTTGGCCGACTGGTCGGCGGTGATGACGACGGTGGAGGCCGGGATAGGCGTTGCCGGTGTCCCATAAAAAACGGTCGTCGCGGTCGAGAACGTCGCCGGGTCTCGCTGTTTGGCAAACAGGTCGAGGATCCGGTCGAGGCTCACACCGGTGGCGGAGCGAAAAAAGCTGTTGGCCCAGAGTTGCGTGTCGACGTCGAAAGCCAGCATCAGCGACATCGCGATCAAGCTGATCTCCAGTCCGTCTGGCGTGTTTGGATCAGTGTCCGCGTTGTCGCCGTAGGCCTGTTTCCACAGTTGCACGATCCCGGCGCGGATCTCGGCGAAGGTGATCGGGTCCCAGCCCGTCGAGCTCAGGGGCATGTCAGACTCCTCATGCTGTGATCTCCGTTCGGCCCTCGATCCGCTGCGCCTCGCGCAGGGCGGACAGGCTTGCCGTTCCCGCCCAAGTCACCTCGAGCAGGTCGCCGTCGAGCAGTGTCGCGTCGATTTCGTCGACGGTTTGCATCCCCGGCTGCGAGAGGATGCGGCGCGCGAGCTCGCCGAGGATCAGCGACTCGGGCGTGCCCTTGCGCAGGATCAGCTCGAGCCACCGGGTCCCGTCGGCGAGGTTCCATGGGTCTTCGCCGGCGAGCTTCTTGAGGCGCACGTCGACGCCTTGGGCGATCTCCTGCGCCCCCTCGACGCGAAGGAAGCTCGACCCGCGGACCAGGCGGTTGGTCGTCGGGTCGATTCGCTTGACGCTCATGTGCTTGTGACCTCCGTCGAGGTCGCCTTGACGTCGCCGACCGGGGTCACGCCGAGCACCCACGGGTTGGGGACCGCACCGCCGGTGAAGGTGGCGATCGCGTTGCCCCAGGCGACGAGAGCGGCGGCGGCGACCACGTCGTCGGTGTCTCGGGCCACGGGGAGAGTCGGGCTTAGGCTGGAGCCGAGGCGCACGTCGCTCGACTGGATCCGGACCTGGCCGGTGTCCATCAAAACGATCGTCGAGCTCCCGTCGTTCATCCCGACGCGGACGGCCTCGCCGGCGCCCAGCGGGTCGGGCCGCCGACCGTCGCTCACCTGAGCGGGCTTGGCGACGGCGTAGCCAGCCTGGCGGCCGCCGATCGAGACGTCATCGACGATCCCGCCGGCGAGCAGCCAGGGGCGCCAGTTGCGATCCATGCACTCCACGAGGACCTCGTCGCCCGGGACGAGCTTGCCGACGATCGAGACGCCCCCCCACGATGGCCACTTGACCGGGATCTCGACGATCTCAGGTGTGGTCTGCTGGCCGTTGCTCGCGCGGATCCTGATCGCGGGCTGGACTTCCGCGCGAAAGGTCTGCGCGTTGTACTTCACGACGATCGCCGGAAATGACCGCTGAACGCGGTCGAGCACGGCGAGGATCTGCTGGTCGGTCACCTCGTAGCGACCTGGGTTCTCGCGGTCAGCCATGGTCAGAGAAAGCCTACCACGCCCAGGGGCGTGCACGTTGCGATGGTCCTGCACACGGCCGTCGACCCCCGGTTCTGGCCGACGTGCTCGACGGAGGTCACGAAGTAGTCGCCGCCCAGTTCGCCGGACCGGATCCGCAGCAGGCGGTTGGGGCGGACGTCGGGCGAGAGCAGCATGGGGCAGACAACCTGGTTGTCCTCGGTCCGCTCGGGCTTGTCGATCAGCAAGCGCGCGTTGGGCTCGAGGCTGGCGCTGACCTCGATCGCTGGCTCGGCGAGCGGCTGGCCCCTGGAGGTCAGGTAGACCGCGCCGTCGTCCCACCACCACTGGGTCCGGGTCAAGCCGGTGAGGGCGTCGAGGATGTCGGTCGCGTAGATGTTCGTCGCGTCATAGCCGCCGCGGAACGTGTAGCGAGCAAGCTCGGGCGGGATCGCCGTCGCCAGCTCGGCGACCATGACCCGCCGGATCAAGTAGTCCAGCACCTCGGTCGCCGCGACGTCGCTGGCCCAGAACTTGTTGGCGATCGCAGACGTGGCCTGGATCACCCCGTCGCTGCCCTGGCCGACGGTGACCCAGGTGTGCCCGCTGACTCGCCGGGAGCGGGCGAAAGCGAGCGTCCCGTCGAACAGCTTGGCCGTCGTCGAACTGCCCGAGTAGCGCGCGCTGATCCGCAGGGTCCCGAACCCCGTCCCCGCACTGACGCTGGTCTGTCCGCCGAGGTCGGCCCCGGTCACCAGGCGACCGTCGAGAAAGTCGAACTCGTCGGCAAAATCGATGATCCGCCGCGTCTCGCCCGCGATCGTCGTCCGGCTCGACTTGGCGAGGTTGTACATGACCACGGTCGCCTCGGCTGGCTGGCTGCCCCCGATCCCCTTGCGGACGCGCCAGTCGATCCGGCCCTGGACGACGCCGGGGGTCACGTCGGGGTTGACGGTGATCCCGTCCGTGAAGGGCGGGACGATCTCGACCTGCGCGACCACGCCGAATTGCTGCGAGCGGGTGGACGTCACGGCGGGGGGCTCCTATGCTGGGAGGCATGCACCCGCTGATGATTCCGCCGCGGATTGCGTCGCGCCCAATCTCCTCCCGCGACGAGTATGAGATGTGGCGGGCGCGGATGGTCGGCCAGGGCATCACACTGATTCATGGTGTCCCATATGCCGTTGACCGTGTAACCGTCGGCTACCACTCGGATGGGAGCATCCACGGTGAGGCTCGCTTCACCGAGCTCCGGCTCATACATCCCCTCGTTCACAGCAACGCCCTCTCAGACCCGTCCAGCAACGCCACGAGCGACGCCGGCCGGTAGTACAGTGTCGCCCTCCCGCGCCAGTCGTCGCGCCCAGGCTTGCCCGTCGAGCCGTCGTCGAAGCCGTACCAGAGTTGCCCGGCGGGGCAGGTGGGCAGGCTGCGCAGAACCGGGAGCAGGTCGACGCCCGACGACGTGAGCGGGATCCCGTTGGTGACGATCTCACCCTGGCGGGTGAACAGCCGGCGGATCGTCCACAGCTGCGAGAGTTGCATCCAGACGCAGGAGAACGAGAACCCGGCACCGTCGAGCGCCTCGGGCCCGAACCTGAACAGCGGCCGCTCGGTGTTCGCCAGCGCGCGGAAGGGGAGGTCTCGGAGCGGGTTTCCGTCGGTGTCGACGAACGCCTCGCCGACGGTCACGGGTGTCGTCTGGAGGGTCATGGTAGGCTCCTCGCATGGCAGCACCAGACACACTCGACACGCATGAGCGCTTCGTTCGCCTTGAGCGAGGGAGCGACTGGGGGGCGCCGACGCTCCTTTACAGGGGCCGGGAGGTCGTGCTTGCCCAGGGACCGGTTCGGTTCCTTGGCAACGACGGGCGCGAGCATGAGGGTGTTCGCGTGACTCGGATAGAGACCGTGAGCGCGGGCGACCATGGACACACCTCGACCGGTAGTGTTCGTGTCGAGTGGATCGAAGTCGATCACTTTGGCGCACGCGCCATCATCGATCCGGCGACCGTCACCATCTCGGCCGATTGCATCTGGGAAAACAGCCCGCTGGCGAGGGCACACCACGAGCATTTCGACAGTCGTGCTCATGCCGCCTCAAATCCCTGAGTCCCGATGTTCTCCTCGGCGAGGCCCCCGTCCTGGGCGGAGACGGCGAGGTTCTGCGCGACCGCGGTCCGCGTGATCAAGATCGGCTTGGCGACGATCGTCGCGATCATCTGGTCGCCCACGCTCGACCCCTCGGGCTGGGAGATCGAGACGATCCCATAGTTGTCGTACTGGACCCGGCCGGTGGCGATCGTGACCAGCTGCGCCGGCTCAGCCCCGGCGAGCGCGACGAGTCGGTCCCATGCCTTGAGGTGCGCGGCCCGGTCGGGCGGAAGCGCCTCGGCGGAGCTCACCGTGACTGTGAGCGTCAGGGGCGTGGGTCGCGTCCAGCGGTGGTCCGAGATCGTCGAGCCGTCCTCGATCGGCTCCTCGGTCCACTCGTAGGTATGGGTATGGACAGCGCTGATCGTGGCGTCGAAGGTGAACGGCGCACCGACGCCCTGGATGCTCGGGCGGCGATCAAAGAAGAGTCCCGTGAGGGCCATGCTAGCCGCCTCCTACGTTGCGACGCGCGCGGACTCGGTCGAAGTCGATCCGGTTCTGCTCGGCGATCACAGCCTGGACCTCGGACCGGATGAAGCCGCCGAGTTGCTCGGCCGAGCCCGAGCTGGCAATCGAGGGCGGAAGCTCAACCGTGAAGCTGACCGGCCCGTTTGTGATCGTGATCGAGTTGTCGACCGTGATCAGGTTGGTCCCGGCGAGCGCACCGCCCCCGCCGGCGCGCGCAGGTCCACCGCCGCCCAGGCCGACCGCGCCGGCAATGAGCTCTTCCACCGTCGGGGCGGCTTTGCCCCCGCCCTTAGACCCTCGACCTCGGCCGCCGCCGCCCCGGGCCTCCTCGGCGGCGGCACGGGCCTCTTCAGCTTTTTTTCGACGTTCCGCGCGCGCAGCAGCATCGCGAGCTTTGCCTCGTCGGTCAAACTCTGCCTGAACCAACGTGGCTTTTTCCTGCACCTCACGCGCCTGCGCGGCGGGCAACGACGCGGCGGCAAGTGACTTTGAGCTGGCGTCATAGTTGCCGTCGATGATGCGCTGCAGGTCCTCGGTCGAGTTGTCGGGCGTGACCTGTGTGGGCTTTGCTATTTGGATCGCGTTCTCAACCGTCCCGCCGCCCTGAAGCTGGGTGTTCGCCCCCCTGGCAACACGCGGCTCGTCGTCGAGGCCCAGCCCGGCCCGGATGCTGGCGACCTTGCTCTCGAGGCCTTCGAGCTTGGAAACCGCGTTGAGAATGAACTCGACGATCTCGCGGATCTTGCCTCCGACGTCGTCGGCCACCTGGCCAACCAGGCCGAGGGCGTCGCGCATGAACCCCGTCGCCTCCGGGAAGTCCATCTTGAATCGCTCGATCGCGTTGTCGATCTCCCGGATGAACTCGCGCCACGACTCGATCGTGTCGAAGACGAACTGCGTGATCTCGATCAGGCCCTCGCCGACCTCGGCTAAAAAGGTCGGCAGGTCCTGGGTGATCAGTTCCTCGTTTTCGTCGATGAAGTCCGAGACGCGCCCTGCGATGATCTCCAGCGAGGGCGCAAGGCCAGCGGCGATCTGGCGCTCGAGCGCCTCGACCTCCTCCTCGACACGCAGATTGGCGTCCGCAAGGGCCTCGAACTGGTCGAGATCCTCGTCGCGGATCACGTTGCGGACGTCGTCGCCCAGCGCCTTGATCCCCTCGGACCCCTGCGACAGGAGCGGGCGAAGCTGCGCGCCCGAGCCGCCGAAGATCGTGAGCAGGGCGGCGTTCTTCTCGGCGGAGTCTCCCGTCTCGTTGAATGCGTCACCGATCAGGCCAAGCGCGTCCTCGATGTCGCCAGCCTCGAGCAGATCGCTGACCTCATCTACCTCGAGGCCGAGGGTGCCGAAGGCGTCGGCGACCGGGCCGGTACCCTTGAGGGCGGCGTCGCCCAGCCCCTTGGTCAGGGTCTTGACGCCCGCGTCGAGTTGGCTGACGTCGGTCCCGGTTCGCTTCGCTGCGCCGCTGAGCCGCTGGAGTTGCTCGGCGGAGACGGCGAGCTGGTCCGCGTTCTTGGCGATCGCGTCGGCGGCCTCGATCGAGCCAGCGACGATGTCGTTGATCAGGGCCGCGCCGTACTTCGCAGCCGCGACGGCCGCGTCGACCAGCCGGCCGGCCATGTCCGCGATGATGTTGCCCAGGGCGACAGACTTCGTGGAGGTCTGCTCCTGGGCTTTGTTCATCTCATCGAAGCCCTTGGTGTCCGCGTCAACGGACACCTTGATGGTGAGCTCGCGGATCGGGTTCGCCATCTCAGTCGGGCCTCGGCTTGTTGATCAGATAGAGGCGCGCGTGCGCCTGGCTGTCAAGCATCATGTCCATGCGCTCAACGGCTTCGCGGATCTCCTCGATCGGCATCGCGTCAGCCTCGATGAGGCTGGCCCAGCCGGCTTCTACGAGCCGCCAGAAATGCCCAAGGGTTTCGTCTCCGCCCTCGGGGTACCAGGCTTCGGCTTCGTCGGTACGCCACGCTGGGGCTTCGCCGGCGTCGAGGTCGTAGCCACCGATGGCGTATCGGCGTTCGTACCACCAGCGGCTAAAGTAGGGCGGTAGCAGAGCTTGATCATCTCCCAGCGCAGAGCCTGCCAGGTGGTGTGGTCCACACTGTCGTAGGGATCGAGGGCCGTTGAGCTCCTGATCGGGACCCAGCCCCGACCAGGTTCCTCGGGGTCGGGCGGGCTCTCGCGGTAGCTGACGCCTTGACCGCCGCCGGTCGGGGTGTACGCCAGGAGCTCGACCAATGCCTGCTCGAATTCGTCGTAGCCCGTCTCGGTCCTCGACTCGACGGCGATCAGCGCGGTGAGCTGCGTGGTCTCGTCGGCCTCCCAGAACTTTGGACTGCTGAGCATGAGGTAGCCCTCGCGCCCAAGGCTGATCTGGAGTGCACGGACGGCCCGAAACCCGCGACGGCCGCGGAGCTTCTGGATCCTGAAGAAAAGGCCGTCGAACTCGACGACGACCTCGCGTTGGGTGTCGGATGGTGCCATGCCCTAAAAATGCACGAGGGCGAGCCGCCTGACAAGCAGCCCGCCCTCGTGCTGGCAGCATCCGCACCATGCGGACAACTTCACCCAAACACGTCGACCAGGCCGCCAACCGGACCGGAGAGGTTGGGGCAGTGGATGTCGATCGAGGTTGGCGTGTGCGAGTTGGTCCACGTCATGCCGGGCTTTTGCCGGGGGAACGAGCGCGCCTCGGCGAGATCGGTCAATCCGTTGCGGTCCTTCAGGGCGAGCGGTCGCGGGATCCTCGAATCTACCCACGCGTTGATGTAGGCGATCACGTTGGCCGACATCATGTTGTTGATCGTGATGATCGCATAAGTTGAGTTCACCATGACAAGCACGTTGTTGTCGTCGGCCCCCTGGGCGACAGTAGAGATGTCGCCCTGCCACGCGAGCACGCATCCGCCGGCGTCGTAGGCATCGACTCGAAACCCCGCGCCGAGGATGAGATCGAATTTCTTGAGGTCGACAGTGAGTCCGCTTGTGGATGCCATGGATCTGCCTCAGACGATGAAGAGGGTCCCGCGGATCGTCACCGCTTCGATTGCTCCGGCGAGCGTCATGCTCCAGACAAAGCCCCGCCAGATCCGCGCCGCAACGTCGGCCGGGAGTTGGTCCGCTCGCGCCGTGGTCGTCACCGAGATCGTGCCGTCGACGCCGATGCCTCGGCGCACAGCCTCCTGCAAGGTGCCCCGGATCACGCCGCTGATCTGCGCGGCGCCCGGGTCGGTGTAGGGGATCTTTTCCTCGGCCACGAGCGCGGCGAGGACGTCGATCACGATCTGCTGGTTGGTCCAGTCGCGCCCACGGATCAGGTCGATTGGCGTCGTGTCGCCCATGCGCGCGTGCCGACTGATCCCGGTCGAGAGCGACTCGATCGCCTCAAAGTAGATATAGTTCCCAGGGTCGGTCCCCGCTCCGCGCAGGGCCGGGGTCTCCGTCGAGTTCCACTCGTCGCCGGGGTAGACCGCGATCGGCTGTTGCGACCACGTCGTCGAGCCTGGGTTCGTCGGCAACTGCCGCGCGACCAGTTCGGCGAGAGGTCGCGCCGTCGATGACTTGCGATGAGCGATTCCCGTCCTCGAGAAGGTCGTGATCCGCGCCGCGCCGCGCGTCGAGCTCGTGCCGGTCGTTGCGTCTGGATCGGTCGCCGTCGAGCTCGACCCGATCGCGATGATGTCACGGGGGAAGGCCTCGACAACCGGGCCGAGCGAGGCGATCACGTCGATGTCCCCCGTGAGCTCGTGGACGGAGTACCAATCGGTTCGCTCCGAGTTCCACGCGGTCAGGTCGGTCGACAGGCCAACGTTGGCGACGGGCGCAGCGTTACCGGTCAGGTCCCCCGACGGCGAAGCGAAGGCGAACGAGAACCCGATCCCCGCCTCGTCGGCGGTGATCGTCCCGTCCTCGGTCGCCACGGGCGCGGCGGTCACGGGCTGGGCGCCGGCGTTGACCAGGCCCACGAGCGCGTCGCGGATCTGGGCGCCGGTCTCCCCGCTCGCAGGGTGGGTGAAGTCCTCGCTGACGTTTGGATTTCCCTGGCTGGAGATCGTGATCGTGTAGTTGCCATCGGGCAATGCGCCTGCGGTCAGGCTGAAGTCGAGGACCTGCGCGACCTTGGCGGCTTCCTTTCCGATCAGGATCTTCGGCGGCACGCGGTCCTGCGAGAACGCGGACTGGAGCCACTCCCAGAGCGGGTCACCGTCGGCGAACCCGATCGATGCAAGGACGCTTTGCCAGGTGTCCTGGGCAACCTCGACGATCAGCGCGGCGCCATAGATTCCGACCCAAAGGGCGTCCTGTGGGCCCGTGAGCGTGACGCCGACGACCGGGGTACCGAAGCCACTAGGGCTCGGCGAAGCGGCCTCGATGACCGTGATGCTGTTGACGATGTCGGAAGCTGGCATGGTCTATCCCACGAGGAGGAGGCGAACGGGGGTTGGCGGGGACGTCGTTCCGGTGACGCCCGCTTGCGCGATCACGCCGGGCGTCTCTGTGACGATCAGGGCGTTGCCGAGGGTCAGGTCGATCACGGCCCGGCTCTCCCACTGCGACATCCCTTGCAGGCGGCCGAGGTCGGGCACGACATTGATGTCGCGGACGGCGAGGTTTGCGGCGGTCAGGAGCTCGCCGACAAAGGACCGAGCTCGGGCGCGCAGCTCGCGGGCGTAGCTCGATGCGACCTGCGCGCGGGTCGGAGCCGCGTCGTCGGCCTTGGTCACGATCGTGATCGAGACCGTCGTGTCGCTCAGTTCTTTAGTCTCGAGATCGTCGTTGTCGTTGACGCGCTGCGCGGGCAAAGCCCCGAGCTCGTCGGTGCCCGTGTAGGCGATCAGCGCGTAGGGGTAGACCCGCTCCGCGAAGTCCTGGTTGGACCAGACGATCCGGTCCAGCGGGATCGCGGCCAGCTCGGGGCAGTCGAGGATCGCGGCCTCGACCCACGCGCGCACGGCGTTCTCTTGCGCCGTGGTCAGCATCAGCGCAGGACCTCCTGAGCCCAGGCTTGCTGGTAGCCGCCGGACCCGTCGGGGTCGCCGATCCACTCGCCAAGGGCTCGGACCTCGAACAGCCGGCCGAACCACACGATCACGGTCCCGCGCTCCTGCGATCCCTTGCGCACAGCTCGAAGGCGATCGCGCTCGGGTACGTGGACCTCGTAGGTCGACCCGCCGCTTTGCAACTCGAGGCGCTGTACGTCGTCGCCGGCGGCTGGGAACATGTGTGCGACGATCGGCGTGTCCACAAAGCTCGGCGCGGCGATCATCCCGTCTGCCGTGGTCACGTCGGCCGCGTAGACGCGCTCCACGAGCCCGACCTGCGAGAATCGCTCGACGGTCCCAGCCATGTTGGGGCTGCCAAGGATCACGGGTCCACCGCCTTCGACTTGATCTGGCTGCGCAGGTGGCCCGAGCGCTCGAGATCGCTCACGGTCCCCGCGGTCTCGCCGGTGTAGCCGGGGTGCGAGACGCCGCGGATCCCCTTGGACATGAAGTCGAGCACGCCCTCGACCGCGGCGTCTCCGATCTTCTCGCCAAGGGTCTCGGGGTCTGCGCCATCGACGATCTTGCCGAGCTGAGCTTGGGCCGCGTCGGCGATCGTCTTCTTGCCGCCCGAGTCCGCGAAGCCGCGCAGAAAGCTGCGCCGGGGGATCGCTGGTGTTCCGAATTCTTGCGATGCGGCGACGGTGACCACGTCGGTGCCGTCGGCGTAGGGCTGAGCATCGGCGTGCACCCCGACGGTCACGGCCTGGCCCAGGTCGCCGAGGCGCCTGAACAGCGCGTCGGCTCCCGTGTCCCGGGCCTCGAGCTTGACGCCCACTAGCAGGCCCTCCATAGGGTCCGGCCGGTCCGAGCAAGCGTGGCCGAGCCGCGACCGTGCCGCTTGCGCCGGTACTCCAGAAACTTCCGCCCCCAGGCCGTGAGCGACCACGGCCCATCTCCGGCGTCCTGCGCGGGGACGACGAATGACCGAGAGGCTGGGCCGTTGGCCTCGCTCGCAATCACGCCGGCCGCCTGCGGCCCTACCCCGATGCCATCGGCGTAGGGCGAACTAGCGACGCAATGCGCGGCGGCGTAGGCGTGAGCCTCGCTTGCGCACGCGCCCCAGGCCGCAGGGTCGATGAAGCACGCCGTGTCGTCGAGGTACAACTGCACGATCGCGTCAATGATCGGTGGATCAGTGAACGCGGGACCGAGGCGAAGGCGAACCTCGGCGATCGTTGCATCGCGCTGGGCCACTAGGCGACCCGCTTGCTCCCGGTCGACATGGCCCAGAAGTGGCGCAGCCTCCGGATTGCCGGGGTCGCCGATGGCTTGTGCCAGGCCTCAAAGGCACGGCGAGCGGCCTCACCGTGGGTCGGGTCGTTGCGCAGCTCGGCGACGACCTCGATGTTCGCCGAGGCCGCAAGCCACTCGCCGACCTTGGCCGTCGAGGTCTTGGCCAGGTTGCGGACCACCTCGAATTCCTGGTCGACCATGGCCGACAAGATCCCGCCACCGCGATCACGCTGGCGCTTCGCGTCGGCCTCGACGCGGTCCCAGAAGGACCTGGAGACCTTGTTCAGCCCTGGGTAGATCCGCACGGGCTCGGAATAGGTGAGCCGCTGTCCGCCAGCCATGCCGGGCTCCCCAGCGACGGCGATGGTCGGATAGCGCAGGCCCTCGGCCTTGCTCACGATGTAGACGCTCTCGCCGCCCTCGTCGTAGGGCGTGAGGTTGTCGTAGAGGGGGAGGATTTTCGCTGGGTCGCTCATGCTGCCTCTGAGTCGATGTGGTGGATCAGGCCGGGTTGCCGAAGACGCCGTCCATGCGCACGAGCGTGACCGGCTCGGGGCAGCGGATGCCGCCCCACTTGGCCTCGCCGGGGACGAGGGTCTGAAGTCCGCGCTTTTGTGGCGGCAGGAAGCGGCCGTTGGTCAGCGGAGTCACGTCCTTGGCGACGATGTCGGGGTCATTGTGAATGTACCCGAAGATCGAGTCTGTGCGGTTTCCGCTCACCACGGGGAGCTGCGGGACGCCGTTGACCTCGCTCCGCTCGTTGCGGCCGTCCATGTATCGGACCCAACGGAACTGCACGGGATTGTCCGGCGCAGGCAGGTCAGGCCCGTTGGGGACCGAGCCGCCGGTCACGAACACTTTCGTGAGGTACTCCCAGTAGGTGATGCCCGTGCCCGTGGTCGTGTCCACGATCCGGCGACGCCGAAGGAAGTTCATCGTGCGGCGCGACATCAGAATCATGGTGATCTGTCGCGTGACGTTGGTCGCGTCCTCGCAGGCGTCGATGAGGGCGCCGATGTCGGTGACGATCTGATCGATCGTTTTGTCGAACCAGTCGGTGGAACCGCCGCCGTTGTCGGCCGCGGTCAGGATCGTCATGCCGGGAAAGTTGAACAGCCCGCGGAGCCCCAAGGACTCCTCGCCCCAGGCAAGCGTGGAGTCGTGCAGCTGCATTTTTGCGCGTAGGCTACCCTGCTGAAGCATGGTCGGCAGTGACCCACGGCTGGCGAAGGACCAGTTGCGCAGGTCTTCCTCGGTGTACCCGAACGCTCCGCCCGCGCCCTGAAGTCGGCCCGTGATCTCGGCCCCGCTGACCGAAGCGGTGGTCAGGTCGTCTCCAGCTCCGAGGGCGATGTAGGTCCAGTCTCCCTGCATGTCCTGCAAGAAGTACCTGTAGGTCGTCGCGCCGGCGTCGAGCATGTTGCTCGGCAGGAGATCGTCCGAGCTCGCCAGGGGCAGGGCGGCCCGGGGGATCTCGAGAACGCGCGCGATCTGTTGCTCGAGCGAGCGCGAGAATAGGGCCGCCTGGTCGTCATCCTCACGCAGGCAGGAGTCGGGGTGCATCACGATGTGGTGCAGCAGCCACTTGGCCCTGTCGTTGAGAACGAAGCCGGCCGCGTCGGCCTTCTCGATGACGCGCGCGGCGTCGGCGTGGGAGTGCGTGGCGTCGGAGTGCATGGCGATGGCGGTCATGGGTTACAGGCCCCTCTGGATGCTGATTCGGCCGCGGGCGCCGGGCTGGACGACATCGACCCAGTAGCCGGGCGCGGGCTCGGAGTTGGCCCCGTCGTCGTCGGCTCGGGTCTCGCCGAGGTTGTTGCCGCCGGCGACGTTGACGACGGCGAACGCCTGGGCATCCTTGACGCTGGCGACGGTCCCGACGTTGCGGACGTAGATCGAACCGCTGTAGCCCACCGGGGTGTTCTCGCCGGCGCGGAAAGCCTCGTCGGCCTGGTTCGGGTTGGTCGCCAACTCGCTATTGACGAGCTGGCCGTGAGGGCGCTTGGTCACGCCCACGAAGTTGGCGCCCGGGCCCGGCAAGGCCGCCGCGGGGATATTGGGGTCTTGGGTGTTGGGCACCGAGACAACCCAGCGGCCAGCGGGCAGTGGGGTGCCGCCGGCGACCTGGGTCTCGGGGGTGTCGGGGGTGAGCGTGCCCGCGCCCGGGGCGGTGAAGCCCACGAAGGGGTAGACCAGTCCCGCATGCAGGTAGGTGACCGTGATGACCGCGCCGGTGTTCTCGGCCGTGGCCACGTTGGCCCAGGCGTCCGAGCCGTTGATCGCGGCGACGATGGTATCGGCGTGGGTCGTGTCCGTGACGCCGCCATCCGTCCCGGTTGCGGTGAGCGTCGTCCCGTCTGGCAGAAGGATCGTCGCCGAGACGACGCCCGCCGCGTTCGAGCCCGCCCAGGTCCACGTGCTGATCTGGTTCAGCAAGGGATTGGCGTAGCTCCGACACTTGAGGTCTGTCCCGGCCGTGCCCTCGAGGGCGTTGGCCTGGTCGCGGTAGGCGCCGGGCCGAAATCCATAGTTGTTGAGAACCTGGCTCATTGCTGTTTCTCCCTCGCCGGCATCACCGGGGATTGCCAGGCGGGCTTGTCGTTGGCGTCACCCTTCGTGACGATCTTGGTGGCCGAGCTGCTGGGCTGCTGGCGACGCTCCGCGAGCATCTGTCGGAGCATGCCCGCGGACTCGGGATCATTTTGGGCGTCGACGGCGAGCTTGCGCGCGCGCGCCTCGAGGTCCGGCGCGACCTTGGCGATCGCGTCGACGCAGATCTGCGGCCAGGGCACCGTGAAGTCGTAGGCCGGCGGGAGGATCGTCGCGGCATCGGCATGGACCTGCGCGTCGCGGGCGTCAGTCTTCTTGCGCTTGGCCCGGTCTTGCTCGAGGGCGTCGGCAACTGCCTTCTTGATCTTCGCATCGAGCTGAGCGTCGGCGGAGGCCATCTCCTCGGCGGGCATCTCGGCCGGCATTTCCTCGACGGCGGGAGCGGCGGGGGCTACCCCGATCCCCTCGAGCAGCATGTCGATCATGGAGACCGGGAGCACGAGCTCGCTCGGCTCCTGCCCCTCGATCTCGATGGTGACCCGGCCGGTCTCGACCTGGTCACCGTGCGGGATCTTGCCCAGATGCCCGAGCGCGTCGAGGCCCACCTTGCGGGAGCGCCCCTTGAATTTGATGGTCGCTTGTTTCATTTCGTTGGGACGTCCTGTTTCACAGTGTAACGTTGCGGTCGCGGCGCTGTCCAGTCGAGATCCCCCGACCTGGACTCGGCACCCTTCTGGCGCGCGGATCTTGCTGTCGAGCTTGAGGGCCATCTCGGGACCGCCGCGGGCCTCGTTGGGGCCCAGAAGGGCGATCCCGCTGTACCGTCGGTCGCGCTGGGTCGCGTCGGCCCTGCCATACTTGGCGGCCTCGGCGGCATCCTGGCCGGGGACCACGTCGACCTCGTAGACCGGGCTGAGCTCGACCGGCTCGCCCTTGGCGATCGCGGCGTCGACAAAATCGAGCGCCTCTCGAGACCCCAGACGGAGGCGGACACCGAGCTTGTCGCCCGCGTCCCAGGCCTTGACCCAGGCACCGTGGGCCTCCTCGCGGTATCGATCGGGGGTCACGAGCCCGGGCCCGTGGCGGATCGTCAGGACAGATCCGGCCGCACTCTCGAGGCTGGCGGGCTCGAACAGCGTCGAGGCGGGGACGTGCTCGACAAAGGGGCGGCCCGCGTCGTCGTGGTAGGTGTAGGGGCCGACATGCGCGCCGAATCCGTCGACGAACCGGGACCCGTCCGCCTGGGGGGTCATGGTGGTTTTGTCGAAGCGCACCTCGAGCCGGTCAAAGTGCACGACCCGCCGATGGACGCTGTCTTTGTTCGCCTCGAGCGCGCGGAGCTGCGCCAGGGCCTCGGCTTCGGTGTCGTGCTCGCCAAGAACGACCGTCCCGGCCTCGTTGGTCACGAGCCACTTCTCTCCGCGCTTGACGATCTTGTCGGTCCGCGCGCTCACAGCCGCGTCACCGTCCCGGTCACGGTTACGCTGATGCTGGCCGTCGCTGTGATCTGGAGCACAAGATCGTTGCCCGAAACGACGAATTTCGAGCTCAAGCCGGGGATGTCCACGGCGAGCTCCGTGTCAGTCGCGCTCGAGAGGCCGCCGGCGGCTTCGCCCGGCCGGCGTCGGCACGAACCTCGGCAGCTGGTCTGGCCGACCTTGAGGGTCGCGCCCATTCCTGTGACAACCTCGAGCTGGGCGACCGCCGCCGCGACCTCATCCTCGCCGAGCGTCACTGTCCAGACATCTGACCAGGCAAGGCCAACGATCTCGACGTCTACGTCGATCGCCTCGACGCCGTGGTTTCCGTTTTCGCCGATCGGGTTCATTCGCGCCACACCCTCACCGCGAGGCGGTTGCTCGCTGGTACGGCGTTGCCACCGGTCACCACCACAGTCCCGATCGTCGGGCTTGGGATCGGTTGCTCGACCTCGAGCAGTCCCGGCGCCTGGCCCATGGCGATCGGCCCGCGGCTCCACTGGTATTTCGTTACGGGGTCGCCGTTGCTCGTTTTGACTTCTACTTCGGTTCGAATTGCAAAGGCGATGTCGATCCCGAAGTTCGCCGGATTGACGTGATCGCCGGCGGCATTGACGACATGGGCGTCCGCAAAAGCTCGCCCGCCCTTGAGGCTAGTCAGAGGGAGATCGTTGCCCTGGCCGTCCTTCGCAAACTCGCCCGTGAGGACTTTGATCGGATCTGGATCCCAATTCGTCCCAGCGCCGGCGAGGGGGATGTAGTGCTGAACGACCCAGGGCACGGCGCCATCGTGCCATCGTGTTTCACGTGTTGCAACAAGCGCTGAATCGCTCAGCCTCGCCTCACGCGTCGACCGGGCCCGGGATCTTCGGGGATCTCGGCTGGGGGCCGACCGGTCAGAACGGGGTCGGGCTCCAGTTCCACGTGATCGGCCGAACGATCAACTCCGTCCCGTCCGTGTCCTTCTCCTCCACGAACTCCACGCACGCCGTGATGATGCTCGTCGCGTCGTTCCCGCTGTCCTCGAACAGGTAGCACCCGGCCACCGTAGCATTGACGAAGCCCCCGACGAGGCCGAAGCTCAGGGCTTGGCTGAGCTGAGTCACCGATCCATCGGCGTTGGTGACGGGCGCGTCGAAGGACACGGCCTGCCGCGCGTAGCCCGTCGCGACGATCTCGTCGGCGACGATGTCGGCGACCGTGTCGGTGTCCTGCTGGAAGATGTGGCCGCCCGCCATGAGGATCATCGTGGTCGGCCCGGCTGGGGTGTACCCGTCAGTCAAGATCTGAAGACTGGCCAACCGGCCCCTAGAGGTAACGACAGCGGTGGGCATCAGGCCTGGATCCTCGTGCGCAAACTCATCTCAGAAAAATCAATCGAACCGGTTCGACCCGCGACTACAGAGGGGCGAGCGCGGGCGAGCGCGGAGATGTCGACCTCGGCGAGCGCGATGCGAAGCTCGCCGAGGTCGACGGTCGTCTGCCCGTGCCGCTCCGCCGCGACGAAGAGTCGGGCGACGTTGGCGAGCGCGCGTGTCCTGCTCTTACTCACGGGCGCGAGAGTAACCGAGCGGCGACCGAGCCGCCACATGCTCCACAACCGGCTCCGATATGCCGCGCGCTCGCTGAGACTCGGACGGTAGCCCAGCGTGTGCAGCCCGCTCACTTCGCCTCCAGTCGGGCGACGCGCTCGCGCAGATCGGCGACCTGGTCGCGCAGGCCGTGCGACTCGTAGACCGCCGCCATCGCGGCGACCAGCGAACCGATGCTGGTGATGATGGATGCGACCGGGTTCTCGGCCGCGAGCTCGCAGAGCCAGGCGATCATCGCGGCCACCTCAGCGCCCAGCGGACGCGCTCGCGCCGACGGTCCCTCGGCATGGCCCGGTAGATCGCGACCATGAGGCGGAGCCCCCGTTGCGCGGCGAGGCCCTCGAGCGCCGCGCGAGCGTTCATCGCCTCGGCCTGCCAGCTCAACTCAGGCGCGTCGAGGACCACGCGGGCGAAGATCGACCCCGGGGCCATGTGGTCGGGCCCGCCGGTCTCCACGGTCTGGACGTGGAGCACGCCGGGAATCAGGTGGGCGCCCAGCTCGGCGAGGCGGCCAGCTCGAGCTACCCGGCGGCGAGCGACGGCGAGGTTGGCCGGGCTCGGGTCGAGGTTGCGGGCGGCGAGGTAGCGGGCGGCGTGGCTGGTCATGGCGGGTCGTCCTTCCACGCGCTCGCTTGTTCGATCACCCGGTTCGCCGCGAGCGCGCCGAGAACGGCGACCAGAATCACGTACAGGTCAAAGCCGCTCATGGCGCGGCCTCCAGGGCAGCGACGAGTGCCTCAGCTTCGTTGTGGCCGTAGACCCTCGGGCTTGTCAGGTCGCCGTCGGAGTCGACGAGGGCCCATGATCCGGCGTGATCGCCGAAGCTCTGCCATTGCAGGTGAGCGCGCCGAAGCCCCCAGGCCTCACGCACGAGCGCGAGCAGGCAGCCGACGGTCGCGGGGTCGTCGAGGTCGGGGAGCGTGAACGCGGCGACGGAACGGACCGTCGTCTGCTCAGGAAACGCGCCGATGGTTTCGTGCGCGGAGAGAACCTGTGTCCCGTCCGCGAGGACGGCGAGGATGCGGCGGGGGCCGAATTCGCTGCTCAGGTCGCGAGCGCCCGGCATCCATCGCCAGTGCTTGCATTCGTAGGCGCGCCGCGCCAACTCGAGTTTCGTGTTATCTTCGCTCATGTGCAGCCCCCTCCCGTGGGGCATCGGGCGCCGGCTGGTAGGGGTTGGCGCCCGTGTGCACTTTACCACAATTGAACCGGGCCGGCGCATTGGCCGGCCCGAATGGGCCTTTCATCCCTATGTCCCGTTCCCTGGCTCGGGGCTACTACGTGTCCAGGCGCCACGCTGACTCACGGTCCTTTAGCCGGACTTGGCTGACTCCATTGTATCACACAACCTGGCTCTCTCGCATGGCCGCCTGAATGTGAGACTTGTACACGCGATAGCTCGCCCCCGGCCTGAACAGCGGGACGCCTGACCGCTTCACGAACCCGAGCACCCCCGCATTGCTCTTGGCCCCGATGAGCTCGCGGGCCTCGGCGAGCGTGAGCGGGGCTTCGCCCGCGGGCATCAGACCGTCGTCGGCGAGCTCGATGTCCTCGACGCGGGCCGTCTCTTCTTCGACGACGCTCGCCACGGGTTCTGGTGCGAGCTCGTACTCCTCGGCAAGAGTCGCGTCGGTGCGCAACTCGGCGATGCTCACGCTCGCCTGGCCGCCGCCGTCGATCGCCCGCGCCTCCGCGTTCATCTTGCGCACGGTCGCCCGCTCCGCGGGAGTGAGCGACCATAGGCTGGGCTGCTGGACCTCGAGTGCGACGATCGGGATTCCATGGGTCGGGCCGTTCAGGGCACGCGAGGCGATCGCGAAGAACATCGCCAGCGGCTCGGCATAGGTCCCCTCCCACCTCGAGCTTACCTCATCGTACCAACCCCGGATCCCCGCGTCAGCATCGTTGTTCAGGCCGGACAGCGAAGGCTGCGCGCCGAGGAGCACGGCCTCGCCCATCCCACTGGCCGCAACCAGGGCATCGCGGGTGCGGTCGATCGACTCGGGCAGGCCGGTGATCGGGCGACCCACGACGCCGTAGGCCTCGCCCTGATCGAGTACGTAGTCGCCAAACTGTCCGCCCCCAAGTCGCATGCGCTCGTAATGGTCCGCGACCTTGCTCGTGTCGCCGGCGTCGATCGCTCGGGCAAGATCCTGGTTGGTCCACACGCCCTGACTCAGCAGGCCGATCGCGGCAAGCATGCGCTGGAGACTGACGCCGTAGCCCTTGAGGCCGAGCCAGACCAGGTCGAAGATCGAGGAGCCGCCGCAGTCGCAGAGATCCACGCGCGTCTCTTCATCCAGGTCGACGCCGATCCACTGATGCACGCGGGTCCAGTGGTACTCGGCCTGCATGCCCGAGCGAGGAAAGCTGACCCAGTAGTGCGTCGGCTGCTCGAAGCGGGGCAGGAGCGGGTCGCGGCCCCAGCGGCTCACGCTCACGCGGCCCGACTGGCCACCGGTGATGACCTTGACCCACAGCAGCCGGGTCACGCGGCCAAGGTCGAGCGACTCGGTGGTCGGCAGCCCGTCCTCGACGCCGAACACCCACATGGCCGAGCCGTGGGCGTAGGCCTGGGAGCGGGCTTGTTTGACCAGGCCAAAGAGGCCAAAGCGCTTGGTCCAGCGCGCGATCTCGTCGGGCTCCTCGATCTTCTCATCGGGCTTGCCGCCGATCCGCACGTGGAGCGGCGCACCGTTGAGCTCGCCCTTGACGATGATCCCCTCACGCAGGCTGTCCTCGGCCTCGCGGGTCGCGATGCGCCTGGCCAGGGCATTGTTGCGCATGAGGTCCCGGATCTCGTTGTGCGTGAGCGGGCAGCCGCCCCAGAAGCTCGTCCCGGTTTCCCCGTCGAGCTCGCTCCCGAGCCCGGTCGTGTCGTTGACGAACCCGGCTCCGACACCATCGGCGCGCGTGCCCCCAGCGAGAGGGCGAGAGTCTGAGCGGGGTTGACGCCTGGCCACGGGGCGAGGTTACCGCGGCCAGGCGCGGCGAGCAAAGGGCCGCTTACATCGGGTCCACTGGCAAAGGTGATCCACCGTGACGAACGGAGCGCTCGACTTTCGTCAGCCAGAGTTGCGCCTCCTCGAGCTTCGTGACGACCAGGCTGGACTCGCGGGATCGCCCAAGCTCTCGGGCCTTCGCAACAAGCTTGTCGAGTTCGCGCGCGACGTGGTCGGGGTCGATGGTGGAGCTGAGTGGAGGGTGTTCGTGATGTCCCATGATCTATCCGTCGCGCCGCTGGACGAATCGATCCCCGGCCCTCGCGTGTGCTGGCTCATCGTCGCCTAGCCTGCCTGCGCCTGGCTAGCTCTTGAGCCGCGGCCTTCAACGTCTCGCGCGTCGGCCTCGGCGCGATGATGGTCGGGCCACGGTCACCGTGATTGAAGGCGCGCGAGACCGCGTCGACAAAATCGTCCTTGGC